ACTCTTGTAATAGTAGTATCACTCGCATGTCCTAATTCAATTCCTGTAAACTGTGGTGAATCGCCAGTACCTACTCCTATAGAGGTTCTTAAAGTAGCTCCACTTTCTGCAACAGGATCTGTTGTACCATCTCCGACTATCATTTCACCATCACCTAATACAGCCATTGCAGTAATAGCTCCAGTTCCAGAACCTAGCAAAACACCTCCATCGGTTAAAGTAGATGCTCCTGTTCCTCCATCGGCAACTGGAACATCAGTACCACCTGCACGGTATATAATATTACCTTCAATGTTAACATCCCCAGATGAAGCTCTGGTGAGTGTAGTATCCGAAGCATGACCTAATTCGATTCCAGTCAGTTGAGGACTATCACCAGTTCCAACTCCAATTGATGTACGTAATGTAGCGCCACTTTCGGCAACTGGGTCAGTAGTTCCATCACCAACAATCATTTCACCGTCTGCTAAGACAGCCATTGCTGTTACAGCATCTGTACCAGATCCAAGTAGTATACCTCCATCTGTTAATGAAGTTGCTCCTGTTCCACCTACATCTACTCCAACAGTGCCAGTTCTTACTGTTGCTCCTTCTACTGCTATAACACCTGCTGATACTCTTGTAATAGTACTATCTGATGCGTGACCTAATTCAATACCTGTAAACTGGGGACTGTTACCGGTACCTACACCGATCGATGTTCTTAAGGTAGCTCCACTTTCCGCTACAGGATCTGTTGTTCCGTCACCTACAATCATTTCACCATCAGCTAGTACAGACATTGCTGTAATTGCTCCTGTGCCAGATCCAAGTAAAACACCTCCATCAGTTAATGAAGAAGCTCCAGTACCGCCGTCTGCTACTGGTACGTCAGTACCACCTGCTCTATATACTAAATTACCTTCTATATTTACATCACCAGAACTTGCTCTAGTTAGAGTTGTGTCTGAAGCGTGACCTAAATTTATTCCTGTAAATTGAGGACTGTCGTCAGTTTTAACTCCTAAATCTAATTCCGTAGCAGCTACTCCATTGGTAGTTAATGCTATTGCTCCTTGTTCAGAAGTTGCTATAGAAGATCCAGAAACTATATCTGTTCCTTCTAGACTTAGTCCTGTTATCGATACTGTTGTTCCTGAAGCTGGTTGTATTGAATTTACTTTTATAATACTCATATCTTAAAATGTTTCTACTTTTACTAATGATGTTGCGGTAACTGTAAAGGTTACCCCAGAATTAATTTGCATTGGTCCGTATATTGAAGTGTAATTACCGGCTGTAGTAGAAGTATCTGCCGACATGCTGATAGGATTAGAATATCCAAATCCTCCTGTGTCTATTCCTGTTAATGCTGAGCCATCACCTACAAAGGCAGAAGCTGTTACATCATTTGTAACGTTAAGATTAGATAGAGCAGCATCAGAGCCGCTTACTATAAGTTTTTTCCAGTTTGGCATTTTACTTATTATTATGGTTGGTAACTCAAAAGAGCCCACTTCCTATTCAGGCCAATAATAGCTTTATAATAAATAGTACTTATAATATAATAAAAAATGGCCCGAAGGCCAAATTTTATTTCTGTTTTTCTATATATTCAGTTACTTTTTTGAACACTATATAAAACTGCTCGAATTCATCGCCTGTATATCTGGCTGACCGGAGTTTAGTAAGGATAAATTCACATTCTTCAATTGTTAAAACTATACCTTTAGAAGCCTTATCCTTACTTACTTTATCTATTAATCCCATTATTTTACGTAACCACATTTACTATACTACACGTATATGTATATTTCACTTGATTCAACTCTTATATTTCCTACATGATCAGCTTGTGCAGTTGCTGCATCACTAGAATTACCTGCAAATACTCCTGCTAAATGGTAATTTACTGTAGCTGTAGTTGCATCTGATGCTACTGCATTTGCTACTCCTAATCGTCCATCATTTGAATTATGATCTCCGTTCCATACTAATGCTGCTCCTGCTCCTGCTGCTCCATTAGCACCTCCAAAAATAATACCTGATTCGTCTGTTGCAGTTGAAGAACCGGAATTAAGAAGTATAAATTTATCTTCTACGTTTAAGTTAGTTGTTTGTACTTCTGTAGTAGTACCTGCTACTGTTAAGTTACCAGATACTGTAAGGTTTGTAGAAACGGTAGCTGCACCAGTAATATCTACTCCTGCTGCAGTAACGCTTAATCTTTCTGTATCGTTTACTTTTACATTTACTTCATTTGAAGTACTAAAGTCTACATATTCTTGATCTGTAGCTGTACCTATTTTAGTTAATGAAGCATTAATTAAAGATGTAATGGCTGTTTGAGCTGCTGTTACTGCTACGTCGTTAGCATTTGCTGTAATACCTGAACCTGCTCCTACGGATAATACAGTACCGCCACCACCAGCTAAACCTGCTCCAGCAACTGAAGAAGCTAATGCATCTGCATCAATACCTCCGTCTTTGACTGATATTGTTACTGCTCCTGATCCGTTAAAAGTAGTACCTGAGTTAAGTGCTATAGTAGCATTATCTACTGTTAAGTCGTTTGGTACTTTTATTACTGATAAAGTATCAGATGATAATTCTAAAGTAGATGTATCAGCTGCGTTAGTATTTAACATTGTGCCTTCTACTGAGTCAGCTGCTATAGTTAATGCACCACCTGCTGCTACTGTAGCGTCTCCACTTACTAAAGCAAAAGCTCCGTTAGCTACATTAGTCATACTAACTCTTTTTTCAGTGCCGTTATCTGAAATTAAAAATTCATCTTGAGTTGCATGAGGTGTTGCGTCAAGTTCAGCAAAGTTATCTATATCTAAGGATCCTGCGGCAACTCCTGTTAGTGCAGAACCATCTCCCGAGAAAGCATTTGCTGCTATTGTACCTGAGAATAAAGCTCCTGATCCAGAGATATCCCTTATTGTTCCTATATCTTTATTTGCATCTAATACTACTGCTTTTGATGCTGCTGCTGTACCTGCGGTAACACCATCAAGTACATCTATTTCTGCTGCTGAAGCATCAACTGCTGCTAGTTTAGTAAAATCTGACTGAACTAATCCAGATACTCCGTCAAGTAAGTTAAGTTCTGCAGGTGTTGATGTAATTGCTGTACTACCAACCTGTAATGCTGCTACATCTATTGTAGACCCGCTTACTAGTACCTTTTTCCATTCTGCCATTTTATTTTTATTTTAATGTTATATTGTTATTATAAATATCACCCTCCTACATAAAAATCTCCTGACGAAGAAAAGAACAATCCTCCGGATACATAAGTTGGTGCTGTTGTTAAGGGTTTATAAATTACTGTCCCTTCAGTATTGATTTCTAACTTTTCATTTCCATTTACATTTACTTTAAAAGTATCTCCACTTCCGTCAAATCTTAATGATAATGAACCTGTTATTTGGGTATCGTTAGAAGTAGCTACAAATGAACCTGTTTTTGAAAATATAGCAGGGTCTACTTTAGTTCCTGTTACATCTCCTGCTGATGAAGATGCTTGGGCTACTGTGCTTATTATATTCCCGGCATTATTTACTATATCAATAGATGAAGTTGTAATTCTTATATTACCAACCTTTATTCCTTCTTCTTCCCCAACTAACGTTGCAATAACTTCACCTGCTTTAACAAACTTTAAAGATGCTGTGTGTAAGTATAAATCTCTAAAAGGTTTAGATACGCTACCTATATCAAATTCAGCAGCATCACTAGGTATAATATGACCTTCAGATACTATAGACCCAGATACTTCTAATGAACCGGTTAGTTTTCCGTATTGAAGTAAGTCAGGAGATATTTGTTTCCACGAAATTAATGCCATATCTTATTCAAATTTTCCTACTAATACTATTTCATCCTCAACGTTTAAAGTATACCCCATATCTCCAGTACTAAATACAACTATAATATTATCACCAGATTGAGAAACTGTACGTTGGGTATTAGGTATATAGGTATTATTAATATATGTATAAAATTCATCTTGACCTAAACTAAAGCCAGAAGGAGCGGTAGTAATAGTTACATCACTAAACGTAGCAGTATGAGAACCTGCATTGATACTCGATGCTACGGCTGTACTATTTAATGAAAGGTAATCTTTTATTTCTTGAGTTAAATCTCCTCCACCTCCTCCACCTGTAGAAGCTCCAGATAAAGATCCAAAACTACCTTGATCAAAGAATCTAGTCTTAGCTTGTGATTCAGGAGTAGCTGCTCTAGCAGTTAATGTTTCTAAATCTCCTGATGTTTCTATTCCAAATTTTAATGTCGATTGAGAATAAAATTTTCTATTACCTTGCATTTGAGCATTAATAGATTCTGGTATTATATATCCGTTTAATGTTATATTAAAAGATGTTCTAGTAACTCTATCAGTTCCTTCGCTTACATCTGTAGTAGTGGTATAGTTGTCAATCCTAGCTCTAAACTTAAATTTATCAGGATCACCCCAATAAGAATCAGATGCATAATTTATACTCTCTATTAATTTATTATTTTGCTCTATATAATCAGTAAATATAACACAAGAGTAAACCAAAGTAACATAGTCTGGTATAACTACTCCTTGGTATTCTTTAGTTTTAGTTCTATTAGTTAAAACTGATAATCTATCGTAATGGTTTTTGTTATTATACTTTCTTTCAAATACATAAAAATTTTGAGGATTTTCTGCATCTACTTTATTACCAAGTGTTCTATTCTTTTCTAAACTCTCTCTTCTAAACATAATGAGAGGAGCTTGTATTTTACCGTTTCTATCTCGGTAATAACCGTCTTTCTGTACTGCTTTCCATCTTTCTTGGTTTCCATATATAACAGGTACATTTTTACGTATACCTTTTTGGATAACGGAAGGCTTTATAACATTATCAAAGTAGTATACTATTGATTCATCTATATCTTTAATACCAACAGTAAAGTCACCCTTATCGTCGTTTCTAACTGTACGTTGGATTACTCTAGAAGTCTGGACAGAGTTATTAGGTCTTGCTTCTTGATATGCTGTGACTTGCTCTTCAAATCTTTTTGCTGGTTTACCTGCCATATTATTCTGTTATACCTATTCTATCAGCTCTAGTTAAGTGACAATCAACTATAATAGATACTGATTTACCAAATTTATTACCGTAGTCAGTTAAATTATAACTATTATTTCTACCTACAAATAATTGATTCTCTCTTACAGTATCAACTTCATAGAAATTTTCTTGCCAATTAATTATATCTCCTACTTCAGGTACTACTACTGAAGTTTCTAAATCAGAACGTAAAAATGCAAATGATGACTCTCTGTTTAAATCAGGACCCATATCATCAGTAGTAACTACTACATCCCCTCTAGTGATTAAACAGCTTAATTTTACAGGTATTTGAAATACTTTATCTAAAGCTTCACCATATAAGTTAGCTGTAGTTTCATCTAAACTAAACTTGTAATATAATATCTCCTGTTCTATTATATCAGAAAGTAACTCTCTGTTTACTTTAGTCAGGAGATTAAAATCTCTTTCGCTTCCGAATAACATTATTTTTCTTCTATTGTTTCTTCCCCAACTTCTACATTAATAATATTACTGTATTTGTTGGTTGCGTTATCTTTAAAAGCTTTAAAAGCTTCTGTTGGTTCTTTTTGACTTATTATCTTTACTTTATAAGTACCGGTACTAGAATCTGAATCTTGGGAAGCTACTGTTACTGTAGTTACTCCTGGTAATGCTCTTAATGCATCATCATACCCTTGATTACCTTCTTCTCCAAACTGCACCTTTATCATAGCTTCGAAGGTTTTAAAATCTAACTCTAAAAGTAACGGTATTAATTTCATATTATCCTATAAATATTGTCATTGGTACTGCTTTTAATGTAGTCTGTAAATCTTCAGCTTCTTGAGCTTTAGCAGACAATTGAGCTCCTCTAGACGATGCATCTAAGGTTTCTCTTAAATCAGTTAACAATGCTTCTTTTTCTGTTCTTGCATCCCCTAATAGATCTGCCTGATTTAAAGTAGTTTCTGATCCTGGTATAGGAACTGTGGTATATTTTCCTCTTATATAAGCTAGCATTTCTTTTGCTAAAGCTAAAGAGTAGTTAAATATCCACTGTCGTCCTACACTATTAATATAAGAGTACGTTGGATTTTCATAAGGTACTTCTGCCACTGTAGATATATTAGCTAAACTACTATCAAAAGTTAAAGCATTTTTATCATTTTCTTTATAATAATGAAAATATAAACTTCCTGATGCGTTAGGAATTGGAAAAATTTTAAGTTGATTATTTACTATTTCAAATGAGTAAGAAGACTTTCTAACTTGATCGTTAAATTCTATAGCTTGAAGTAATTGCATATCGTAAGAAACTGGCATTAACATAAAGTTAATTCCTGGGCTCATTGACCCAAATCCAAATGCGTCCATTAATGATTGAATACCAGTTCCAGTACCTGCATATGGGTCAAAGTATCTTTGAATAGCAGGCGGCGCTTCATAAAATACTTTACGTATTTCTATTTTACCTTCTATACTATTATCAGTAGCCCATTGGTTTAAATCGTAATTTTGAACCGAAGATGAAAGCTGTAAAGAACCTGTGTATTTAGTTATATTACCTCCTATACCAGCTTCTGTACCATAGTTTTTAGAGATCTGAACCATTTTGTTTAGGGTAGGTTCAACTACTCTATTATTTACTGCACTACCTGTTGAAGCTCCTTCAAAGTTAATGTAGTTTTCTCTTATTTTGTATTTAAATACTTCGTTTCCATAGGTAGTAACAGCTTCTTCAAAGCAGGTATAGAAAGATCCACTTTCTAATTCTACATCCATTAAAGGAAAGCCAAGTCTAGACGCACAAAATTTTGCTACTTTATCTGCATCTTCTTGAAACTCAGTATCTGTATCGTAAAATCCAAAAGGTGTAGATCCTGTAGCAAACGTCGAACTACCTCCCCATATTGCAATATCAGCCATTTATGAATAGTTTATTTATAAATAGGACATAAAAAAAGAGGCCCGAAGGCCTCTCTTTATTTAATTTCTACTTTATCCTAGATAGTAGTTAAATCACTAATAAAGATTTTTCCGTAGAATTCAGGTCTGATCATCTTCTTAGCATAACGAGTCATTAAACCTTTTCTTGGAGTGAAGGTTTCAGGATCGTATACTAGAGGAGTCATCATTAATGGTACGTATGGAGCATAAACTGCACCAGTTTCTAAGAATTGAGATCCTCTATATCCTAACAACGCAATGTTCTCAGTCATATATGGGTTCTTGTATACTTGGAATCTGTTGTTTAATGCACCTACTTTCTGTACGCCCATTGCAAATTGATCCGCATCACCGTTTGTATTAGCAGCATATCCAGGAATTGATTCTAGGATAGTTGCAACAGTTGGAGATACTACAATAAAGTTAGCACCACCTCTTAACGTTTTTTGGTGAATCTTGTTAGATACTTTTTGGATTTTAGTCCCTAAAGTTTGGAACCATTGTCCTTGAGTATTATAAAAATCTGAAGTAGAAGTAATAAATGCACTTCCATTCCATATTTTATTGTTCTCAGCAGACCACTTTTCAGTAGTTTTAGCACCTAAGATCAACATATCTAAAATTTCTAGATCGATTTCCATTGAAATGTACTCACTAAGTAGTGAAGTCAATTCAGCTTCTGCATCGATTGAATGATATGCGTTAAGATCTTGTGCAAATTCTGGAGTCCATTGAGCTTTCAATTTTCTTGTCTTAGCAACTACTGCTTCAGACTGTAATTGAACATCAATTTCAGGAATTGTGATAGAAGTATCAACTGCTGCTGTTGAATCAGCTTCAAAGTCTCCTCTTGTGTTGTCAGCAGGCTGTAAGCTATGCTTTACAGATCCGGCAAATTGCCCGTTAGCTGCAACAGTAATATCACTTTTCTTAATTACGAAAGTTACGTCGTTTCCAGATACAGTTGTAAGTTCAGGATAGTTAGTAATATCCGCAGAAGCAGATACTAATCTAAATGATCTTACAGCTTCTTTGTCAAATGCTACAGATGACATGTCTACTACGTATGTAGCGTAATCAGAAGGTAATTTTTCTTCGTTATAAGCAATTGAACTTGAAGCGGCAGATCCAGTAGCTTGAGCAGATACAGCTAAGGATTTTTCGTTTACAGAGTATCCGAATTTACCTGCACCATAAAGACCGCCAGAAGCGTCAGTATCAGCTGCCATTTTAGTTCCACCTTCAGTTACGTTTCCGTACATATTGTCTCCGTCTGATCTTCCGCCTGTAGCAGTACCGTATTTAAAGTCTAAGTAAAATATTAGACCTGAAGGTAAGCTCATTGGTTGTACAGATACAAAGTCTTGTGCTACGATTTGAGAAAATACTTTTCTCACTAATGGAAGAGCAACTCCAGCCCACTGCTCACCAGCACCGGCAGTAAAGCCAGCTGATGTACCAGATGCACCAGTGTTGTTAGCCTCAGCAACGATTTGCTTAGCTTGGTTTTCCAAAATCATAGCCATGTTAGCTGTTCCTTTTTCATCTAGTCCTTCTAGAAGTCCGGAAGCAGCCCATTTTTCAGATAGTCTAGTAGCATCAGCTTGTAAGCTTTTGTAGCCATTAGCACTTTCTAATAGGTTATTAATTTCCATGGTTTGTTTATATTTTTAAGTTAAATTAAATAATTCCAGCTAATTTTTGCATTCTACGAACAGCATCAGATACTTCTGCAATCACTTCTGGTTTACTAGCTGTCGTTCCAGTAGCTTTAGATGCAGATCCTTTGTGTTCTTTTATGCTTTCTTTTTTAGATACTTTTTTAGTACCTATGTTATCAGCAACAGTTTCAAAAACTAATTTTACTTCTTTAACTGTTTCTGCTTTATCAAAAGCAGCAATAACATTTACTTTTTGAGATTCAGATAAAGTATTAGACTTAAATATTTTGTTTACATATAATAATTTAGAATTAAGAATGTTAACTTCATTAAGCTCTTTTTTAAGAGTTTCAATAGTTTCTAAAGCTTGATCTAGTTCTGAGTTTTCTGCTTTATCTTCTTTAAGATCTGCTACTCTATTAATATTGTAGCTTTTTCCGTCAGATTGTGCTTCTACTTGATTAGATGTTTCTTCAGATACTTCTTCTTCTGATACTTTTTCTTCTTCTGATACACCGTCTAGTTCACGAATTAGTTCATCTAGATCGATTTCTTCTTCTCCATCTTCCATTTCTGGTTCTTCTACTGGAGCTTCATCTCCCATTCCTTCAATATCACCAGCATCCATATCGTCAGCAGCAGCGTCTCCGCCTATTTCCTGAGCAATAATGTCTCTAATCATATCTTTGAATTGGTCAACTGATAAATCGGCTAGGTCTTCGTCACCTTCGGCTTCTTCTGAATGCTCAGCGTCGTCTGCAGTTTCTTCTGCATCATCCTCGGCTTCGTGTTCTTCTTCTGCTACTGCAGGCACCTCTGTTAGGTCTTCCTCCATTGCTTTGTCTTTGTCATCGTCGTCATGCATAGCTTCATCCATGTCTTTGTCATGGTGTTTAGCTTCTTCCATTTCGTCGTGGTCTTTAGATTTTCCTTCTTCAACCTCTTCTTCGACTTCGTTTACTACTTCTTCTACTTCTTCAGACTTATCGTCCATTTCTTGTAGTTTAGCAGCTAACATGTCTTTTAGATGAGGAGTTAAAGTCTCTTCTAAAGCTTCTTTAGCGTTAGCAATAGCGGCTTCTCTTACAGATTTAGCTTCAGCAATAGCTTGCTTGAATAAATCTTTATTTGCCATTTTAAAAAATTTGTGGGTTTCTACGATTATTTAGAATCGTAATGTGAAATATTTGTTTCTTTAATACAGTATAAGAGACTGTATATTTTTTATATAAATATATACTTTTTACAAAAACCTTTGTAAGTTTGAATACTTTATATAGCAGTTAGTATTTCTGCTCCAAGATTTGCTATATCTCTACCTTTAAGAGCTCCTTTTACTGCACTTAAAACTGCAGTGCCGGCATTTAAACCTTTTATAGCTTGAATAGCACCTATGCCTGCTTTAATTCCTAAACCTGCAAGTACAGCTATAAATAATCCTTTGGCTATAACCTCTCTTTTGCTTGGGTCTCTTACAAAAGGTGAGATTACTCCGCCAATTAACTTAATAAAATTTTTTTCATTAGTATGGGCCCAGTTATGTACTGCTTCTGCTTTGTCTGCAGCTTTATTAAACCCTCCTTTTCTCAATGCTTTACCAACATATTTACCAAGCATATCTAAAATAGTATTAGAAGCTAGTGCATATGATAAAAAACCAACGGCTGTTATGGCTATTTCATCTAATTTGCCATCTTCCATTTCTTTATCTAAAGCTTGTTTTAGCTGGGATGCTAATTGTGCTTCATCACTTTCTAAAATAATACTTGATAATTGCATTATGCTCTCAATAAATCATTAATAATCATATCTAAATTATGATAAATAGATTTAGGAGTTTTATCTTCATTTAAAGATACTGGGTTCATAAAAGCTCCATGTGTAGAGGGGTTAGAAACAAAATCCCAACATACTAAATCAAAATCGTCTTGAACTTCTAAATGTCCTTCGTTAGTTTGATTAACAGAACCTGTACCTCTAGATGAAATACCAATTGTATGTCCTGCTTTTATAATTTCTTTTACGATATTACCTGACGGTGTATTAAGTAATTCTACTTTGCCCATTAGATCATCTCCTTTCCAGTATAATTCTTTTACTATATGAGAAGCATTTTTTAAGGAGACAACAGGAGATTCAGGATGATCTAGTTCCCCAAAGGCATTACCTCTATCAACAAACTCTTCAACATACTTCTTAGCTTCTCTTACTAATATATCCTTAGAGTAAACTCTACCGTTTTGATTTTCGGCTTTAGCTCTTTGCATAACTCCTTCAACCTCGAATACTCCAGGTCTAGTTTTCGACTCTCTTATAGTCGGCTTAAATGGTGTTACGTCTACTAATAATTGTGCCATATAAAGTTTTTTTAAATATCTAATACTGCTGCTAATGCATCTTCTGCACTAGTACCTGGTTGTTCATCCATAAGTCCAATTGCATCTCTAGCAATATCAATTACTCTTTGCTCTTGTTCAGCGTTAGATCCCATACTTACTTGAAGTGTCCCTGCTTTTTCATTTTCAGATACTGTAGCTTTTTGCATTAGAGCTGTTGTGGTAGATTCTTCTTCAAAATAAGAAAGCTTATATTCATATCCTTCTGCAGAAAAGTTTAACTCATTATCAAATTCATAATGATCTTCTCTACCTTTTCCTGCTGCTCTTAATTGTTGAAACATTTTTAATGCTTCTTCTGCTGATACTGTGCCTTTAGTTTCTTGTCCTCCGTGACCTCCGTCTTGAGTTAAAACAAGTACAGGTTTGTTCATATCGATACCTGCATCTCTAAATGCATCAGTTGCTTTGAGCTCTGCAGTAGGTACGATATCATTTCTTTCATTTACTTTCTTTTCAGATACTCCAGATTTCTGCATTAGAGCTGTTGTAGTAGCTTCTTCTTCAAAATAAGCAATCTTATATTCATATCCTTCTGCAGAAAAGTTTAACTCGTTTTCAAACTCATAGTAATCTTGCTTATCATCTTCCATACCTTTTGCTCTTAATTGTTGAAACATATTTAATGCTTCTCGAGCTGATACTATTCCTTTAGTTTCTTGTCCTCCGCGACTTCCGTCTTGAGTTATAACAAGTACAGGTTCATTCATATCGATACCTACTTGTCTGAATGCATCTGACGCTTTTAGACTTTTAGTGTCTTCTGGTAGTTGATTTTCGTTTATCTTACTATTAGAAGTTAGTTTATTTTCTGTTAAGAAAGTTCTTAAGTCAAAGTTATTTTTCATTTTATTTCCTTTTTAATAGTTTTTTTATTTTCTTGTACTGGGGTGAATACTGTTTCTTTTGGTGCTTCTGTTTCTTGAGCCATACCTGGGCTAGCTAATTTTTTAACTTGTGGTTGGTCTAAACCTTTAGTAAAACCCATTTTAATTACTGGTCTTAGATCTCTATTGAATGCCTGTTCAACTGCAGGTGCTAAAAAGCCTCCTACTTTTAAACCTTCTTCATTTCTAATCTCACCTAAAGTATCGTATATCTTTTGAATTTTAGTTCTGGTCTTATCGTAATACTGCTCAATATCAGTTACAATATTTTCTAATTGATTAATAGCTGATTTCATACCTTCAAAACCTGCATAGTCATCTCCAAATGCAGCTAATACGTTAGTAGCAGCTTCATTAATTTGTTTTTCTTCTAATACTTTAGTAATGATAGCTTTTAAACTTTCTCTTATAGCTTCATCTTTACCCATTGCTTTTTTGATAGCTTTATCTTTAGCAGCCATATAATCATCTCCGTCGATATCTCCATCTCCGTCGTGATCTTTTCCTTTCTTTTCGTCTATATAATCTGTATTGACTGATAAAAATTCTTGAAACTCATCTAAGATTGCCATATCGTCTGGTGAGTTAATAATATCATTATAATGAGTTCTGATAAAGTCTTTTATAGTTTCATTATCAGCTGGCATTGATCTCTTAATCAACTGTATTACTTGATTAATAATTTCTTTCTTATCTTCGTAAGGATCTAAAGAAGTATCTATTTCTTCTATACCCTTCATTGCATGGTCCATATCAGTAGCAGGTTTATTTATTAGCTTTTCTGTAATTTGATCAATCATAGAACGGATACCTGTGTTTTTAATAGTCGCCCACTTATCAAGTTGATCATCCCAGATATATCCATAATCAGCTCCCATACTATCTATTTCTTCAGCAATTTCTTTTGCTATTTCGTAGGCTTCTTCAGGTAATTTTATTTTAGTTGGTGCGTCATTATGAGTAGCAGAAATTTCACCTGAGGCAGGATCCATACTAGTAATATATCCTTTCATAGCAATATCTTTAGCTAAATCATCATTATTATAATGAGTCATAAGCCCCTGACCTAATCCTGAAGGATAACCATCATAGTGGTTGTAAGTAGTAGTTAATCTGTCACCGCTTAAGTATCCTACTAAAGCTCTAGTTCCTTCTTTTAAGTTTTCTTTAAGTTCCGCTTTTTTAAGCCCATTAAAAGTATCTACTTCATTACCTTTTTTGACTTCTACTGTTTTATCATGTTTATCTACTTTAGAAGAATCTCCTGAGATAAGATGATAATAATGTAAAGGATCTTTTTTTAGATTAGCAACTGCTTTAACTCTAGCTTTTTCTTGATCTTCACCGGAAACTTTTTCATGGGACATTAATCCTGCTGCTTCCAATTCTATATCTATAGCTCTTCTTAGAGAATCAGTAGAATACTTGAAGGAGTCATCTACTTCAGTTTTTTCCTCAAAAAGCATATTTTGATTTTTAAGAATCTGTACTGTAGAGTTAAAATCGCTAACACTACTTACGTACATTGGGTATGACTGTCTCATTTGTCTAACAAATTCCGACTTAGCCATTTTACCTTCGTTTACGGCTCTATATTTTTCAGTTACTGTTATTGTTCTCATTCTTTAAATAATCTACTAATTTAGTACTAAAAGGCCTTTTGGTCCTTTCTATTTTTTTATATCCCTGTCTTTTTAATGCTTTGGTAGCTCTTTTATCTTTACCAAAAGCATAAGGAGTAGTGAATCCTTGTATGCTTCCTGAAACGTTTGCTTCTTCTAGTTCCTTTAAGACTTCTCTAACTAAAGAAACAAGATCTAATTTTTTCATTACAAACTTTTAAGTTCGTTTACTAAATCGTAATACATCATTAAATTAACTAAGTGATTGTCTGATACTTTAATCTTATTAGTTAAAGGTATAATATTCTTAGAAACTTCTACTAATTTAATTTTAACTACATCATTTTTTACTCTACCTGTTAATTTTTCAACTGATGTTCTAATCTTATCTAATTCTTCATTTACTAATGAACGAAGTTTTTGACTAGAATTAACCGATGTAATAAACTGTCTTAGTACGTTTTTTTGCTCTGGTAGTAAGTCTTTATATTTACTATTAAATTTTTCTAAAAGAAATTTAAAAGTTAAAAGCTTTAAATCTTTATCATATTTAGAATATTCCTCTATTAATGTATCTTTAACACTATTAGGGTCTTGTTTAGCTGTAGTTAAATGTTCTAAAATAGAAGATTTAAAACTAACTAATAAGTCTGGGTCAATTAGATTATCATTATTTTGAGCTTCTAATAGACAGTATAAAGATGCAATAGCTTTATAATTTGATACTTGTATACCAAAAAATTCGTTAAGCTTATAGTTATCTCTTATTTCAGATATAAGATCGTATTTAGCTTTCTTAAGTGCTTTCTGATCTAATTTTCTGGATACCTCAGTAATAGTAGAAATTATCATTTCAGCTTTACCTTGTGAAATATTTGAATTTTTTAGTATGTATTCATACAATTTAAACTCTTTGACTAAAGTAGAATTGCCTGAAAAGTATTTTTTAAGTATACTAACTGCAGGAGAATTATCTTTAGAAAGAGTATCTGAGGCTATTTGCTTAACTAAAAGTTCGTAAATAAGCCCAGTATTTCTATATTTTGAATGTTTTATTTTCATCTAGATATATTACTAATAATAAATATGGGTTAATTACCTAAATCCTTTATATTGTCTTCATTAAGTAATTCCGAGGTATCTTCCTTATCTTCAGTAAATACTATCTGTTTTAAGGACTCCTTATTTTTAAAATAAACTGACTGTGTTAAAAGTGATTCATTAACATTTTCATTATCTGAAGGATAACCTCCATGCATACCTTCAATACCTAGAGGATCACGTCCTCCTACAGGGTTATCATTAGTACCGTATACTGATGCTTTTTCTTTTGGCCTACCTCCTTCTGGTCCAGGTTCTCCATATCCAGGGGGAACGTTAGCAGGGCCCTTTTCAGTAGCTGTAGCTCTCCTACCGTACATCGAAGCTAAATCATGAGGAGTACCATAAGAACGACCTGATCTTGCAGGATCATTGCCTTCAGCCTCTAGCTGAGCAATTCTAAATGCTCTTTTGCTATCTTCTCTGACTAAGTCTCTTTCTTCGTTATACTGATCCTCTGATAAGCTAAATATATTTTCATATATATAATCAGATGAAAACATTTTAGTATCTCTCATTTGAGAAGCTAAATCTATTTTTTCTTTTAATAAAGCTACTTTTTCTTGCTCGTATATTACAGAAGCAGTAGTTAATTTAATTTCAAAGTTAGTTAAACTTTCTCCTGTGAAACCTTGAGTATATAAATGTACTAAAGCAATCTTAGTAAGTTCAGATTCTAATATTCTTTGAATACGTTCTACTGTTCTAGCAAATCTTATATCCTCTGCTGCTAAAGTTGCTTTTCCATTTAAATCACCTTCAAACCCAAAATATGCTTTTGGAATCTTTAAAGCAGCAAATAATTTATCTCTTAAATATACTATATCATTAGTCCCATCATATTCTAATCCTTTAGTAGTCTCTATTCTAGTAGTAGCATCTCCACCTCTAACTGGAAGATAGAAATCCTCCATCATATTCTGCATGTTAAACTTTAGATTATACTGTCCTGTTTGAGGATCAACGTATGGAGTTTTTTTCATTGTATTGATAGTCTTCTGCATAAACTGCTCTACCTCATTAGGAGGTATACTACCAACATTAACAAAGAACATTCTTTTTTCAGGTGCTCTCATGATACGGTGAATTAACATCGCATCTTCCATTAAATTTAATTGTTTGTATATTTTTCTAGCAGGCTCTAAATAAGATCTACCATAAGGTAAGTAATTAGTATCTGAGATTAATCTGAAATGAGCTACTTCATAGTTATCTAAAGTAATAACGTTTGATTTTTTTCTGCTAGGAATTTTATTAGGATCTTGGTGAGAAGCTAAACCATCAGGATCAATTATAAATTGTACTTTATTAGGATTTTCTGGGTCGTGACCTTCATGTCTTGATACATTATATACGGTATATGGTAGGACATTGTATACGCCGAACTTCTCTGCTACTTCTAGCTTTAAGAAAAAGTCTCCGTACTTACACATATTACGTGTCCATGACCATAAATTAAATTCTATATTTAATACGTCATAGAATAAATTATTAAGTACTCTTTGAATATTCTCGTCAGAAGATTTTATAGTTAAAATATCTCCTTGATCATTTCTTACTGTAGCTTCATCTGATAGTATGTCTAATGAAGAGGCTAAAATGGAATCAGTGTCCATTGCTTCATAATCACTATATAGCTGTAGACGTAAAGTCTGGTAGTTTAAAGTTGGGTTATATTGATTACGTGAATTAGGAACGTATAGTCTAGTAAATCTGTCAATTAGAGAATTTGTTTCATATCTCCCAGAAGTTTGTATTTTATTTACGTCGGCGACTTTGAGCTCATTTCCTCCTATATTACGTATAATAACGTCATTAGAAAAAAGTCTTCTTAAACGTCCAAATAAGGATGTATCTGCCATCAGGTTATGTTTTTATATAAATAGTATTATTTAAGTAACCAGGTGATATCTTCTTCTCCACCCGGTGTCTTTAAAAGATAAGGATTTTCTTGCAGATTACCAACTGTACTTATAATTGCTTGATTACGTTTATTCAAATTGGTAAAAGAAGAAAGTTGAGCTCTAGTCAGGTCCATACCCTGTTGTCTCATTCTTAATGCTGTGTCTCTTACATAAAGTGCTGTTGCACAAGATATAATTAAATCATCGTTATATCTATCTTGAGCTTGAGCTTTACCGTTCTTCCAAACAAATACTCTCATTTCGCTCATTAATCTTTTAGATTGTATAGTAACTGAGTGGTCTCTTATATACTCTATCATCTTAGCAATAACTAATGGTCTTGTTTTTGCTGACATTGTAAAGCCAGGAACTAATTTATCTCTTTCAAACTTACTCATATAAGATTCTACAGTTTCCATATTATTTGTAGAACTATAGTACATATTCTTATACTCTCTTTCTAATATTTGTTCGATAGTTGCCCAACCTATATTAGCATTTTCACAAACTAATAATGCATCATTATATTCTGATGCTATACCTACTAATAAGTTACCAAATTCTTTTGGTGCTATTTTACCTTTATATTCAGCTACTTGTACTGCATTATCTACATCAAATATATGAAATGCAGAATAGTCAGTTGCATCACCTCTAGCGACATCTGCTACTACCATATAAGACTTGGTATAATCTACTCCTTCCCATACCCATAGATTACTATCTACTCCTCTTCTTTCTAAAGGATCTCTTTGGTAGGTTTCTTCATAGTAAGCCATATCTGTAGTTTCAAATACAGTATCACCAGATGCTAAGAAATCGCAATCACATTCTTGTCCGGCCATTTTAGGTCCTAAATCTTGATCTTGAATGTCTCTCCATCTTTGATCTCTTTCAGGGTGTACTGACCAGGGTAACCGTATAGGTGTAAAACTATTTTCACCTGTCTCAGCTTTCTCCCACGTTTGATGGAACCAGTTACCTATACCATTAGGAGTAGACAGTGCCATACATTGTCCACCTGTAGCTAAGGTTTGTTGAGCTGCAGTAAAGGTTTCATCTACGTTATCAATAAAAGCAGCCTCATCCATAAGGAGTAACGATACTGCTTCTGATCGTGCAGCATCAGGTGAAGATGATTTAGCTTGTACTTTAGAACCGTTTTTAAGTCTTAACGACAATTTATTTTTTTCTACTGCAGGTAGCTTTAACCATCTAGGCAATTCATCGTACATAAAGGTTACTTTATTTACAAGGTTCCTTGCTGTTGCTTGAGTAGTTGCTAATGCTAAAACGTTTTTATCTTTATGAAATAACATTAACCATAAACTATATGCAGAAGCTAGAGTAGATATACCTAACTGTCTTGACTTAAGAGTAATAAGATATTGATTATCTCTAAATAAATGCAATACTTTCTCTTGGAAAGGGTAAAGGGCAAATAAGATCCTACCACGAGTTGGGTGTTGTATATGGCAATACTTTTTCATAAAGTACGCCGGATCTTTAGCACACTTAATATATTCTTGTGCAATTATTTTTTTTATGTCTTGTGCCATAACTTTTAAATATCAGTAGCATTCGGTTTATAATCTACTGGGTAGATACCGAATCTAGCATTTACTATTCCCATATTCTTTCTATCCCTCCTAAAGGTAACATAAAGCATAGGTTCATAACCTCCTGATGGTATTTCAGGATTGTTTACTTGGTGGTTGCATCTAATTACGTAGTCCCCTGATTCTTGCGCTTCAAACTTTACAGGTCCTTGCAGTATTGCTTGACAGTTATTTATACCGAACTTATCTGATCCCTGTTCTAGACCGTAGACGCTTTTACGTTTAGCTTCGTCGTTTAGAAGCGCTCTCTTAAAAGAAGTTTTCGGTTTAAGTTCTCCATCTGTTGCTTTTCTAACTGCCTCTACAAAAGATTTAATTTCTTCATATTCTTCGAAACCTTTAAATCCGCTGTACTGTTGAAAGTGCTTAGGGGAGGAACCATCTTTATGTGACAGGAAAATTACAGGTCCTTGATCAGTATTTAACGTAAAGTCAGCTTTCGGTGTACCTTTTACTGTTGCTGCACTAGTTACTTCCTTATACTCCTTTCCTCCTAATTCAACATCAATAGAACCTATCTCTTGCAATTCTTTATTAATTCCAGCTAATGCTATGTCTTCTTGAGCTGTACCAGATCCTTTTCCTTTTCCTCCAAAAGCAGGAGTTTTTAATAAACTGTTTATTCCAATATCTTTACCGTCTACTTTAAAAAAAGGAAAGGCATTTACTCCAGAACCAGCTAACTTTTTTATTCCGTCAATATCTGAGTTTTGGAAGAATTCAGCAAATTCTGGTTTTGCAAAATCTATAACCTTTTCTTCTCCGGAGCTTAAAGCTATAGGTTCCTTATTAGAGATAAGGTCATAAAGTTTATTTAGTCTAGGACCTCCGTATTTTCTTAAATCACCGAAAGATAAAATATTATAATCTCCTTCAGTTAGACTAAACCCAAACATAGATTCAAACAAAGCCATATCCTCTTGACTGTTAATGTCAGGATATCCTTTCTTGGTCTTATATGACCATTCTAGTATAGCTTTGTCTATGAGATTCATTATGCTTCTGGTTCTTCTCCTGGTTCTTCGAAATCTATTTCTTCGCCACCTAGATCAGCTCCACCTTCTTCACCGCCTTCATCTCCTCCTAGATCATCTGCGGTGGTTCCTCCTCCTTCTTCGCCAGGAAAGTCTCCTCCGCCACCGCCACCGCCTCCGGTATCAGTATCAGCAGGCTCGCCTTCTCCAGCTCCACTCATTGGTCCTTCTTTATATAAAATTGCTAATTTGTCTAATGCTTGTTGGTAATCGTCAATTTTATTTATATAGTATCTTTTACCAAGTATTTGAGCCTCGAATCCAGCTCCTAACCACTTCATAATATACTCTTGACCATTTTTTAAATTTATTCTAAATTCAGTAGGTCGTGGTGAAATCCAATCTATTGAGTCGACAAACTCTTTAAAATCTTCTGTCTGTAATTTTATAAGGGAAGCTTTTAGAGTAGGAAACTTGGCTAAAATAGTATCAGTAGCATCTTCTAATATAGTTTCTTCAGGTGCTGAAGTATCTGGTTCTTCTTCTGGAGTTGGCTCTTCTTCCTCTTTAATATCATCAAGCATAGATTCATGAATAAGACTAGCATGTATTTGAAAATCCTCAAAAAGAGATTCTAATGTAGCTCTACTCCTTATAAGTGCATACTGATCAGGGCGTTCTACTCTAAGGTATCTTTGTAACTTTCTAAAATTAGTTTTTATTAACTCAAATAACTCTCTTGCAGCTTTATCAGTTCTAACATCTTTATCCCTCATTAATACTTTAATGTCTTGTACTATATCATCATAGTCACTATACATTTTATCAAATGAAGGTATAGCTATTACCTTATGACTTATTTGACCAGTACTTTTATTTTGACCATCAAACTTCATATAGCGAGTCATATCATTACTAAAGAAATCTTTAGGGTGTAATGGTCCGTGACGTTTTTCTATAGCCTTTTTAAAAGCAGCAGGAAGATCTTTTGGTTTAACATTTTCTTCTTGTACTTGAGCGTATGTTTCTAAAATAAGTTTTTCTAACTTGTGCATAGCTTATTTCTTTTTCTTTTTGTACCCTTTATGCCAATGCTCATTACTAGTTTTTATGTCTAGTTCACTGACTGGAATATCTTTTATAGTTTTTCCGTTTTCAAATAAAACATCATAATGTGTAACTACATACTTATTATTTTCTTTAACTAAGGTATGTTTCTCTGGTATACAGTTACCTTTGCCGTATATTTCATGAACCACTTTAGCAGCACAATCATGTTTAAATCCAGGACCTGCTTCATCTAATTCTTGATCTTTTCCTATATTAGAAGCTTTTTTAATCTTTTCTTGTTCAAGCTTCTTTTTAATATCAGTAAGTTTCTTAAGGTGAGGTACTACTGATTTATCTCCTGCTTTATATTTTTTAGCAAGTCTTTTCATAGTATGAACTGTAGTATCATAAAGGTCGTCTACATTTCTACCTTCTTCCATATCGTCTCTTCCATCTAACATAGCTTCAAGCTTTCTAATAGCCATTTCTAATGCTTCATCTTCTGATATGTTAGCAGTGTGAGCTAGATTTCTTATTACTTGTTCTAAGTCTTCAAAAGCTGCTCTTACAAATCTATCTCCATCTACTTCGTTTACACCTTCTTTTTCTGCTTTAGTAGCATAGATTGCTTTTCTTTGAGCATCTGATTTATATTTACCTTCATCAGTACCTTTAGTATCAATGAATATATGAGTAATATGGTCTATAATTTCTTGAGCTGCTTCTCCAGTGGAAATACCATCCTCGTTAGCCATACTAATAATAATGTTATTAATGGCTTCTCCATCTCCTCTACCTTCTTTTACTTTATCAGTATAAGCCATATTAGTAGGATCGCCTTCTGAAGGTTTAATTTTAGTAGTCATTCCATCTCCTTCTAAAGCAAGTTGATCTATGGCAGGTTGCTTTTCTTCTGAATCTAAGTAATGATATGCTTTTTGCATATAATCTTTGGCTAAGATTAATTTAGATTGCCACCAGTTAGGAAAATCTACTTCTCCGTCAAACTGCTCATACTTTTGTAATTTTTTAACTAGTTTAGCGGCATATTGAGCTGTTTCGTATGCTGTGGTCTGTAACATGCCAGGTTCATCATCCTGATGCCCGACATCCATATCTTCTTTTTTGATCATTTCTTCTAGTTCGTTATCAATGCTAGTCTCATCTATTATTATACCGTTTTGTTGTAACTCTTCAACTGCATCATGTATATCTGCATTATCAGCATTATGGATATATAAAATGTTAGGATCGTTTAATTCAAACTTTACTTTACTATCTCCAAAAGCTTTTTCAAGTATACCTAATGCCTCCATTAACTCAGTACTTTCTACTTTTATATAATGTACACCGGCTGGTGATTCATCAATCTTACCGGCTGCTATATCTTTTATTATATCAACATGTCCTTTCAGGTAGTGAATTTTATCAGCATTTATACCTAAATCTCTAGAAATATGAATAAGCTTCTCTCTTACTTTTTCAGCATATTCAACAGCTGCAGGAGTTGCATTCTTAGATGCAATAACTGCTTTTTCTAATTTAAATAAGTCATCATGAATTTTAGTCCATTCTCCAAGCTCGGCAGTAGTCTTACCGCTTTTAATAAGTTCGTTCCTTAAAGCTTGTGCACCTGGACATATATCGAAGTGCTGCGGTTCGTATTCGTCAAACTCTCCTTCTGAAATATTTTCTGTGTTAATTAACTTATCTAGTTTTTTCTTTTGATCTAAATGAGCTTTGCTTGAACCTTTTAAAGACTTAGAAAGTTTAATTATACCTTTAGTATCTTTATCTAATTTTTTCTTTTGGTCTAGATGAGCTTTACTAGAACCTTTTAGTGCTTTAGAAAGTTTTTTTAATCCTTTAGTATCATCAGCATTTACTACTTCATTTTGAGATTTAAAATGCTTTGTAAGTTCATTAGCTAAATGATCAACATTAACCTGTGCTTCTCCTGATGGTTTAACTCCTACGTCTGTTAATTCTTTGTCAAATGAAAAATCAGTTAAATGTAAAGTATCATCAGTAATGTAAAATGAAAAAGAATCTTCATTATCATTCTTATAAGTAATATCAATATCGAAAGAATTTTCTTCTATTTTTGTAGCTTTCATGCTACCTATTTCGTCTCCTAAGCTTTTTACACTCATGGCTACAGCTTTACCTACACTTTTAGCTATAGCTTTTGTTTCGTCTACACTAAATTTCATTCCGTCCTGTTCTTTAGTAAGCTTTACGTTAGCTCCATCATCAGCTAGGTCTTTTGCTTTAGCCTCATCATCAGTATGTATCATACCTTTTTCAGCTTCTTTTAATTGTTTAATAAGAGATTCTTTTAGTAGCTCAAGATTCTTAGCTGTTTTGGCAATATTTTGAGATTTGCTAGGTGTATATGTTCCGTCTTTAATTTTTTCTAAAGTAAGCTGACATTTAGATAAACGGTCGTTTAGTTCTTTATAGGTCATTATTCTACTGTTTTATAGCTATAATAATAAATAGATAGATTAATCAATAACTTTGAGATAGCTGAATAGATAGGGTTTATTAAGGTAGTCGTCTTCAAAATACTTAATACCTATTTTATTAAAGCCAAACATCTCAGCTTTATAAACTGCTTGATCATATTCATTTAAATGTTTCCACTCATTTTTTTTGCTCAAAAGCTCTTTAGCTTTATTTTCCCAATCAGTAGAATCTATAAACTTCTCTAGTTTATTTAAATTTAGTAAAAATTCTTCAGAATTCCTAGCATCTAGTTCAAAATGAAATATTTCAACTGCTTGGTCTTCATCTACCCAGTCTACTGCAAAGTCTGCTCCATATTTAGGTTTCATATGAACCAACCTCCATAAGTGAGGGTATTGTTTTGCTTTTTCTTTTATTTGCTCTAAGGCTTCTCCTTTATATGCAAGTCTATGAAGTATATGAGCATGATCGATAAGTAGGTTAGGATGAGACTCAATTTCAGAATACCAGTGTTGTAGTTGTACTTTTAAAGCGTTGTCTGGGACTCTTCTTGTTTGTCTTTCTTCTACTAAGATAGGTATTTGATTAGAAGCATAAAACTCTTTTTCAATGGCATTTAATTCATAACCTTCTCTGTCAAAAAAAGATTCAGTCCACTTAACTTCTTCTACTGCAGGGCTGCTTAAATAAAGGTCTTCAATAACTTTGTATCTATTTTTTTTAAACATTATTTTTTACCGCCTTTCATATTAGCGCACCAATGGTACATTTTACCTTTTTCACCACCGTACTTTTTAGCTTTAGCTCTTAACGATGTAACTGATCCTTTGCATGATGCTCCTGATTTTTTTACACGACCGGGTTTTGACTTACCTTTCTTCTTACCGTCTTTAAAATTTTCGGAAGCAAGTATTTCACCTATCATTTGTGCTAAAGTTAATCTTGTCATATACCTAATTTAGATTAATGGTCTTTTGTCTATAATAGATAGTATAGGATCTATAATTTTTCTATTCAACTTAAATTCACCCATGTAGTGCATATATGAATTTTCACGATTTCTAAGTGTAAAATCACACTCTATATTATTAGTGTTTACTATACAAGCAAAATAATATTGAGAAAGCATTGAAGAAACAATAATGTTTTTAGGTATTAATTTTTCAGTAGGTTCGATTTTTTCTAAATAAAATTTTCTTATATTATAATAGGCATTTAAAAAAGAATTTTTAATCTCTTCGGTTCTAAAGCATAAAACTCCGACGTTGTAGTAACGAAGTTCATTATAATTAAAATCTTGTACGTGTTTAGCAGCTTTATATTTACTAAAAATTTTTAAAAGAGGTGGCATATAATGCTTTTTGCCTTGAATTCTATGCCTCATTCTTTCTCTTCTTTCAAAAACTATATCAGCTGATTTGTTTATTTTTAATTCTGTATTTAAAATAATATCACCGTCAAAAGTAGTACTTCCTGCTGGTTCTACAGAATGTATATACATTTTAAGATCATCTGTTATGAGAAAATCAATATTAGATATATTTACTTTACTATCATAATAGCCCTTTAAATACTCTAAAGTAAAGTCGCAGCCGTATAATTTAATTGAATGGCCATAATCTCGTGCTTTAATCATTGAAGCTTTATAGAGATCTAGAACATAATTAACATCTTTATAGTCTCCTATTTGAAGAGAAAAACTAAAAATTAGCTCCATTAATATAACTAAATTGGTTTATTTTACCCTATTTTTTTTTCCAGATTTCACCTCTTCTACATCTAACTACTGCTCCTGAAGCATAAGCTGATGGCCAAGTATCATATTCTCTTTTGGCTCGTCTAGTACATCTATCATCTTTTTCTTCTAAAGTGTTTTCATTTTGCATTTCAGCTATAGTACCTACAATTAGGTTACGTATATCTTCTTTAGTTACTTTTTTGTAACCAGATCCATAAGGTGCTGCTTTGCCATCTTGGGGGTCAGATGTTTCAGTATATTGGGTCACTTTTGGTACTTTAGATCTTGTTTTATCTTTTGGATCACTTTTACGTGCTCCTCTTTCTTTAGCATCTTTAGACATTCTACCTTTAACTAAATTACCAGACTTGGTAAAGTAGTGTCCTGCTGGTGCTTCTTTAGTTTCTTTTTTTACTGTTGCTTTTTTAGTATTTTTCACGACTGTTTTTCCTTTAGCTCCTGCTTTCTTTTTCTTTCTAGCAGTGGCGGCTCTTTGGCCTTTTGTTAAACTTTGTGCTTTTGCTTTTGGTAAACACCTGTCAGGGTTCTTTTTATTTTTAGAAGTACCACAAGGTCCTGCTATATTGCCAGAAGAAGAGATACGAACCCATTTATCTTTTTTAAACCAGTCTCTTAACGACTCTAATGTAATATTTTGTATTTGTTTACTTGTCATTGTCCATCAGAATACATTATTAATATCCTTACTATGACTGTTGTTAGTATACCGAATATAATCCATAATGCTTTATTGACTCCTGATTTCCAAGATTGCAATTCAGATAGTTGTGAAATATAAGTATCGTATTCCCTTCTGCGTGTTTCTTGTTCTCTTCTAAATTCAGAATTTTTGTTAGTATTTACTATAACTCCATCATCTGGATTGAGTAGAGTAAATTTCAAATCAGATAAATCGTCCTTCATTTTTTCGAAGTCCTTAGCCATCTGTTTTAACTCACCATTCGGCATGTGAGTTTTAATGTGCTTGATTTCAGATAATACTGATTCAAGTATGTCTTTTTGAGTCATTTCTGCAATTTAATATAAATATATAATTTATCCTAAACGCTTACGTACTATAGAGGAATATTCAAGAACTTTTTTAGTTATATTGTCCTGGTGTTGTTTTTTATTATGTTTCCAATCTTCTACATCACCTTGTTCAGTAACAAATGTATCTACTTCAGACAGTTTATCTTGAAACCACAACTCTAAATCTTTAAGAAATCCATCCATATTATTCTGTAACATTTGTTTTTCATATTGTTCATAAAGACCTGCTTTTCTGAGTGAAGCTTCATAATCAACAGTGCAGTCAAAGCAAAATCCATGTATTCGGTACATTTTTTTATGTAGATGATGTCTCATAGAGCCTCCACATTTAGGACATGTAAGAGGCACCCTGGTAGCTGCTTTAGCTTTATCTAGTTTAGTAATGTTTTGCTTTAGACCGTTTTTAATAGTCCACTCCTTACCGTTCTCTTCCCAAACATCGCCTTCATTATGATGCTCTAAAGTTTTTTTATATCCAACTTGATCTTTAGTTTTAGAGGTATAGTCTTTATTTACTAAGTTTCTTACTCTTTGAACGTCTGATTGTTTAAATTCTTTTTTAAGTAAAGACTCACTCATAACCTAACTCTTTTAATTTTTGTATAACGTGATTAACATCGCCGTTTTTACATCTAATAGCTATACCGCCTTTTGATGTCCATTCGTTTATATTTGACTTTTTATCATCTATTAATATACTATTTTCATTTGCATATCTTTGTTTATCTTTAGAATAAGCAAATATAACTTTAGGTTTAGGATTAAGATTATTTTTTACCCACAGGTTTTTTCCTAATCTAGAATTATTATCTCTTGAAGGAGAGGTAAGTAAATCAGGTTGATAAGGTTTAATAAAGTTCCATAACTGTTCTCCTTGAGGCATCCAAGGCATACCTATCCAAAATCTAACTCCTACTTCAACATCAACAAGATTCCAGAAAGCTGGTAATCCTTTTGCTTTTTCATATTCTTGAGGGTGCATTCCTGTAAAATGTTCAAACCTACTTTCAAAATCAGTAAGGACTCCATCCATATCACAGTAAATTTTATACGGTGGTTTTTCTTTAACCTCTGGTATAGGGTACGCTTCTAATAAATCAACTAAACTTTTTTTCATTAGGCTACTAATTTCCAGTTTTTTTCTTCAGCAAATGCTGCAATCTCATATGGGTGATCTGAATAACTGTGACCCATGTTATAATACCTAGTCATCCATGAAGGAGACTGTAAGTAATGTTGATATTCGTGAACAATAGTTTGAGCTAAATGTTCTGCATCTTCTATGTTCTTATAATATATAACTATAGTGTTATAGTCAAAGATGTATTCAGCTTCAGGATTATCATCTTCTGTATAAACTGAATGTACATATGGTTGAAACTCTATATAGGGAGTAGTTTCATGATGTTTACTGTGACCGTATAGGTTTACACAGTTTTCTAAGTAGTTTTCAGCTAATCTTTTTGTAGTTCGTAAATGCATAACCTTAATTTGTATACATAAATATACGAACTTTATCCTTCATCTCCAACTTTTTTAACTGAATCTTCCCAGTTTCTAAAAGTAATATTACCTTTTAAATACGCTTCTTTTTCTATTTCTAATAAATTTTCATCTTCATTAGTATTAGTAGTACCTATATCTTCTAATCTACCTTCTAGGTTTTGTATATGATGAATCATTTCGTGTACAAACGATCTAACTATGTCTTTAGGATGTCTACCTTCTACATATAAAACTATTTCTTTTACATTAGGATCATAATATGCAGTTCTACCAAAAAAGTTTGCTGCATTAGTTTCATCCTTAATAGTTTTAACTTCAGGTAACGGAGTAACATTCATACCTTCATCTATCATATATTCTAAAACGGAAGCTATATGTTTTGTATATTCTGGGATATCTTGTTCTTCTTTTAATACGTCTAATCTTTCACCTTTTAAGTATGCTTTAATAACTCTTGGTTCAGTAAACTTGTACAAAATATCGTTAATAAAGTTTTTTATAAAATCAGAAGCTTTATCTTTTTGGTCTGAAAAATAAATTCCAAGTTGTTTCTTTATATCATCTTCTTTAACTTTAGAATCTATTGATAGTCTTTTTATAGCTCTATCTATTTTTTCAGTATCACTTTCAAAAAACGAAGCTTCAGATACAAACATTTCTTCAAAAAGATTTTCCATCTTTTCGTTCATTATTTCTGATATTATATTATCTTTAAGCATCTTTAATATAGATAGCAACTCTTCTCTGTTTAGTTGTTCAGGAAAAAAATCTCTTAATTGGTCTAAATTACCACTTAAAGCAGCTTGCCTTAATTGTGAAGCTCTTACATTATTTCCTTTAGCAGCAGGTATAACTAAACCTTGTACATGAGGGGTATTTGTAAAAGTAGTAATTCTTCTTAAATCGATTAAATCTTCTTCACTTCTTATTCCTGTAATAGCATAAAAGTTATCATTAGTATTTGCTTTAGCATAATCTTTAGCAGCAAACATAGGATTCTTTTCTCCATCCACAACTTCTATTCCAGGTAAATATTTAGAGTATATTTTCCATATCGCTATAGATTCTCCTTTAGTTATTCCGTTTCTTTCTCCTCCTCCAGGAAACACTATTACTTTATTTATTTTATCGACTATACTTTTTTTTCCAGAAAGAGAAGATGCACCAGCATCTTTATAATTATCTTTTGTATATACCTGACCATTATGAGTACCGTTAAGTAAACTCTTAACGACTTCAAAATGACCTCTATGAGGTGGTTTAAATGCTCCTGGGTATAGTGCTATCATAAAAACGCTTGTACTTTTTGATCGATTTCCTGAGGTGATGAATGTTGTAATAAGTCTTGAAACGTAGGATTAAATACCATATCGGCAATACTATTTAAAACTGCATCATTTTTTTCATCACTACTAACTTTGCCGTCTCTATATTTTTTTACTGCATCTTTAAGTTTATCTTCTCCAGGTCCAGTACCTATCTTTTGATAAGTTTTTAAGAAAGCTGTTTTAAGAGCTTTATCTTCTGATCTGTTATCTTTGTTCCAATCTACGTTTACTACAGCTTTGTTAAACTCTTGCTCTTCTTCTTGAGACATTACTACTGGTTTAAAGAAAGAGCTTTTACCTGCTCCTGTTTTTTCATTATAAGCTTTTAAGTAATCTTTTATTCCTGTAGTACCGTTTTTAGCAGCAGTATTAAATGCTTCTATTTCTTTTTTAAATTCACCACCTCTGTCATTTACAAAAATAGAAAGATTACCTTTAAGTTTCTTTTTAAAGTCTCCTATCTTTTGATAAGCATTTCTCCAAGTAGAGAATACTGATGAAGCAGGAATGTTTCTACCTCTTTGAAAATTAGATATATAAGATATCATTGGATGAGTATATACTAAAACCATATAAACATCGTAACCACCTTTAAGTAGTTTATTTAAATTTTCATCAAACTTAGCACCAGAAGCAGTAGTATCCCATACTAAACTAATTTTATCTTCAGCTGCTGCAAGTACGTCTTTTTCAACTTGTCTACTAGCTGCTCCTAAATTATTAAAATAAGGATGGTCTTTATCTTCTACGTACTTATCAGGATTAAACTGAGTTAAACTATCAAGGTTAAGTTGATTAAGTAAATAAGTTTTACCCGAACCTGCTCCACCTGCCATTATTACAGCTTTAGGTTTGTTACGATCTTCTAATATAATGGTTGATAGTTTCATATTAATTATTATTATTTCCTCTTCCTCCCCTACTGGACCTACTTGAGCTTCTTGAGCTAGAGTTAGATGATCTTGAAGACGAATAGTTACTTCTTACATTAGGTGTTGATCTATAATTACTTCTAGTACTATTATAGTTAGTTGAATTAGTATTAGGTCTTCGGTTTATTCTAATATTATTATTATTTATAGAATTATTACCTCTTATAATTACATCTGGTGCATTATTAGGTTTTGAATATACTCTTATAGATCTTCCTCTATTTTCTCTTTTAATAGTTTCTACTACATTATCGATATTACTTTTGATATTTCTCCTAGGTTGATTATAATTAACAATATTACTGTTATTTGCTACATTAGCAACTTTTCTGCCAAAATTATAATTAGCTCCTCTCCTACCTCTGTTATAAGATACATTTTCTATATTACGGTTCCAAGCTACATTATATCTATTATTCCAATTATTAAACCCAAAACCGTTAAATCTCCAATGGTTCCAACCATAGTAATAATTATTAAATCCAAAAGGGTCTCTCCAGTTATAACCAAAATTACTATAAGGATAATCAAATGCCCAATTCATCCAAAAGTTATGACTGTTAATATACATATCAAATCTACTATATGGATTCCACATGTTATATCTATTAAGTGCACGGTTATTAAAATACCAACTGTAAGGTTGATTCATAGCATATTGAGCGAAATCCCATCTGAATCTAAAATCAGTTTGAAACTTCCTTGCTAATTCAAATTCGTTATCAATTACATCGACTGCTATTTCGGTTCCGTTAGGTCCGTATATAGGATCATAATAAACTGTAGATACTCTAAAGGTTGAGCAACTTGTTAAAAAAATAATGAGAGATATAATTAATAGTTTTTTCATACTTTTACTGTTGTTGGGTAGCTATTATAAATAGGTTCTGTATTAGGGTTCTCTAATTCATATAGTTTATAAATAAGTCTAAACAGTTCAAAGTTTTTATCTATATCATCTATCTGTAATAGCTTCCAGCCTTTACCTTGTATAACTTTCTTTTGTTTAGAAGGGCCTCGAGTCTGAGCTTTTAACCAAAGAATACCTGTACGCTCTATCTTTATTCCCCTGCTCTCTTCTAATGCTTTTGCATAAGAGGCTAATTGTAGGTCGTATGATTTATGTATGCTATTAGACGTTTTTAAATCTATCAGCCACACTTGATCGTTCATTTTACAGACTATATCTGCAGTACCGGCAAATTTATATTTATCAGACCATACGAATTGCTCAGAAGATATCAATTCAGGTTTATAAGTTTTCCAAAAATCAGCGAACTTAAGAATCATCTCCCATACAATCTGAGAATATTTAGCTTTACCGAAATCATCCATCCAAGATACTTCTTTTCCTTCTACTAGCTGTTCAGCTGCTTCATGTACTTGAGTACCTTCTTTACCTGCTTTCCTCATTATAAGGTCGGCGTTATGCCCAACATCCTTCATCCATGTTTCGAAGAACTTATTTTTGGGCATGTATTGGAGTATAGTAGTTACGGACGGGTAATATACTCCTTCGCCTCGCTTATAGACCCTACGGTCTAAAAAATTTATCTGCTTTAACTCGGGGTTAAAATCTAATCTTTTTTTCTCATTTTGTTCGAGAATATTCATTCCTTGTTTAATCAAAATATAATATTTAGTTAAAGGGTTTTTTGTTTGTTGATAGGCATTTTATTTAATCTTAAATTAGTAACTTTACATTTAGCTAAAGCATACCCTAATGCTAAACCTTCGCCATTACCTATGCCTGTATAAAAGTGCTCTTTATTTTTACTGTTCCATTCGAACTGGGGTCTAATGGACTCTAATACTGTTATTATTTCTGTCATAAAGTCTTTATATGGAAAAACAAAAGTCTTTTCTATTACTGGGTTAATAGTATTTAAAGGTATGTTTTGTTTTTCAATATAATCTAATATATTATCTAAGTATCCTTTTTTAGGAGGCTTTGTATAAAAGAAACGTAGCCCACTAGCATTAGGAAGACTGTTCCAATTTCCATTAGTATATATGTCAGAAATTTTAGTTTTATCAAAATAAGTTAAATCCGTCCCAAAAATAGATTCTAGTTTACTTATATCCATATACATTATAGGTTCTTTTTTTTCTTGTACTAAATCATAAGTTAGTTTATACTTGTCAAAGTATCTGAATACAGGCTCGTTATATTTACGTATATCAGCATTTTTAAAGTAGTAACTCAATACTTCTATTTGGTCTGTATATATTATAAGATTTAAGTTATTCCTAATAAACTGTTTACTCTTAATTAACGAGTCTACATGTTTGCTTCCTTTTGCAATTATTAAAACTGTATTTTTCATAAATCTAATTTATGCAACATTAAGCTAGATATATCAAGTTCCTGAGCAGTTTGAATGTGTTTAGTAAAAGGTACAAACCCCATCTCTGAAGGATCTTTATCAGGAAGGTCTATTAAGAAAACTCTTTTACCTTGATTTAAAAACTTTTCACCGATTTCCAATGCTCTATTTTTTGCATCTGTGTCAAGAGCTATATAAATGTCTTTTACTTTACTAGTAATTATTTTTTTATAAAGTGAGGTAGAAATACTCTTACCTAATATAGGTATAACATTTCTTTTTATAGCCATGGCATCAAATACTCCTTCACAAAGAACTATTGGTTGATTCCAGTTAATAAAATTTTCAAAAAATATTATGTCTTTACTTGCTTCTGGATTTTTGTACTTAAAATAGTTGCCATCATAAGATCTCGCAACAAAGTAGTTGAGTGCATTGGATTTAGAATAACTAGGGATAATAACTCGTCCTCCATATTCTCCAGTTGTACAGTATCCAATGCTATATTTAATAAAATCATTATCGGTAAGTCCTCTTTCATATAGGTATCTTTTTACTAAATTAGCTACAACCGAAGTAGGAGATGAATTATAAAGCGGTTGATACTCCTTTGGTATCTCTATAATAGATAGTCCCTTAAATTCTACAAAAGAACCTTTAGGTAAATACTTTAAAATTTCAGACGCTTGATCTTTAGGAGTCTTTAATTGATAAAGTAGAGAACGTATAGTTTGTCCTTTAGTTTGACATACCCAACATTCCCAAAAGTTCTTACCTTCTTCGTTGGTATGCATATCTATCTCAAGCTTAGGTTTATGGTGATTACAAAAAGGGCAATGAAACGCATGATTGTCTCTTGCTCTCTTATGACTCTTGCCCAATATATTCTCAATGGATCCTAAAAGGAAAGTATAATCCATAAAACCTGTCCGTATCTTTAAGGTAAGATAAGAACTATATTTTAATTATACAACTATATTTCGTTGTTATGTAAAAGATCGCCGATAGCTGCAGTAACAGTTTGTTCTAAAAGAGCTTTATTATCTATATCTAGATAGTCGTCTAGCTTAATAGTAATAGCTTTAGCTAATTTAGTTACATCAGCATCGGATAGATTTATTTCCTCTCTTACTACATACTTATTATTTTCTAAAATTATTTTTGCTAGTTTCATTATAATTTATAATTAAAATTTATTCTAGGGTAAAAATATCTATCACCATCGTCATCGAAATCATTAGCATCTTGTGTTATTTCAAATCCTTTAGATTGTAATATTTTTATTATTTTTTTAAACACTGAATCATCAACTCTGCTTCTTAGTCTAAACATTACATTACCAAACCCTTTTCCTTTAAGTGGATCGTCATCTTCTCTATCTTGATCGTAAACGCCCATGCTTACAAAAATATTATCCATATTAAATTGATTTCTCAACTCTTGTTCAAGAGATTCAGCAGTTTTATTTTCGAATATGATATCACTTAATTTCATTTTCCTTGTCCTTTATACCTCTTTTGATAATTTTTTGAGGTTTTAAGTTTAGATGTTTTAGACTTAGCATGAATGCCGGGTCTCTTTTTTTTAGTTCCTCTTACGTAACTACCTAAAGTTAATCCTTTTGCCATATCTTTACAACTAAATCACCTGTTCCTTTTACCAGACGGTGATATGTCTCTTTTGGTATAAATAGTTTATCTTTTAGTAATCTGCGGGGGATATCATTGTCTAGTTGAAATAGCCAGTCGGTATCGTTCATAGCTTGAACTATTCGATCTTGCTTATCTCTATGCCATACTAATTCATATGAAGGAGTGTCTTGAGAGAACTCTCTTATAATATAACCGTCTTCTTTTATTTCAGAATAAGGTCTACCAGTAACCTGAGAAGTTTGATCCACCGCCTAATGATTTCCAATAACGGCCAATATTACATGACCAATAACCTGCTTTTGTTTTATCTTTCTTTTGAGCACATTTATGTCTAGCAGCAAAGGATGCTCTAGCTCCTCTTTGTTTAAGTTTAACTGAAAGGTTAGTATCACCAAAAGATACTTTTTTTACATTACCTTTTTTTGATTTAACGTAAACGTAGAATTTTTTGCTTCCACCTCTTTTAGGTTTATTAAGTTGAACTTTTTTACCTTTATATTCAGCTTCAGGAATATAATCAACTGATGCTTTAATCATATCAAATCCAGAATAATCGAAAGTTTCGTTTTGAAGCTTTACTGCCTTTCTAAATTTATCCATATCAATATTACCTCCGATACTTTCAACTAATTCTTTTACAAGATCAAAATCTATCATATCATCTATAGAAGTAGCTTCATCAATAGTATCTTCATTTTCTATCATATTGTCTATCATACAGCCAATTTCGAATAAAGCATTCTTATCTGGTGATACCATTGGTAAATCTAAAGGAACTCTAATACCATTATAATCTCCATACTCTCCAATATCGGTAGTTTCTAAAAGCTCTATATCTTCTTCGCTAAGTTCGATTTCCTCGTTACTATGAGCTTCTCTTGCCTCTTTAAATAATTGTATAAAAGCATCAGAGTTATAACGGTAGACATGCTCATGTAATGATAGACCGTTATCTATATGGTACTGTAAGGATGGGTATCCTATTACTTCTTTTAGTTTAATCATTATTAAAATCTTTTCTATAGAACTTTCCTAGAATGTTATCATTTATATACTGATGGCTGTACTCTTCTAAGACGTCATTTATAAATAGGTGTTTACATTCATAATATGTTAACAGCTTTTTATTTGGTACTAAATCTAATATTTTTCTTTGAAAATCTAAACTTAAGTTTTTTGAATCTTTAACAAGTTGTTTTATTTTTGGATGAGAACCATAGTAATCTTTCCAATCTGATTCGGTAACGATCTTCTGCTTAAGAGGTGTTCGTCCTCCTATACCGTTTGCTTTTCTTTCTTCTCGCAGAGCTTCTAATGCTCTTTTACCTAATCTTTTATTTCTTTCAAAGCGTAGAACTTTCTTACCAAGGTACTTGAGACCAGAAGGCTTATGAAAAACTTCATAAATAAATCCGTAAGTTCCTTCTGGAAAGTCTAATATGTCGGTGAAGATCCTACCCTGGTATGTCCAGGAAGGGTATGTCATTTCCATATAATTTTGTTTCAGTCGCTAGAGCTTTGACTTTAGCTCATCGATTTGTAACTGCTGCTCCTTAACCGCTTCAATCAGTAACGCGACAATTTTTTCATAACGTACGGCTTTATATCCGTTTTCTCGATCAGTTACTAGCTCAGGTAGTACTTTTTCGACTTGTTGAGCTATGACTCCTACATCATGCCCTTCGTTAGAGTGAATACCTTCTTTAGGTATCCAGTCAAACTCTACTCCATTAATATAAGAAAGTTTTTGCAAAGGCTCTTTTATATTAGTAATATTTTCTTTTAATCTTTCATCAGAAGAATAATATGCAGTAATGTCTCCTGCTGCTCTAATCTCTCCTGTTGTTGTTGATGGAGCTGTTCCTATACCTAAACAATGTGCTTGTAAGTGACTAGAAAATTGAGAAGTACCAGTCCCAGCTACTTGTAATAAACCTGAACCACTTATATCGCCAGTAGCTTTTAATAGTGAACCAGTTATTTGTGCAAAAGTAACATTACTTGTAGTCTGTAAGTCTTTTACATTTACATCAACATCATTTATTTTTATTTGTCCTTGAGCAGTTCCTACAGCTGATCCTGATACCGTACCTGCTGGTGCAGTTGCTGAAGCTCCTTCTATAGTTGTTATCCTCGTACTAAACGAACCACTATCAACAGCAAACGAACCTGTTATTTCACTTTTATTAGCTTTATCTGTTGTTAATGTACCTACACTAGCAAGGTTTGTTGCAATGTTAGTAGCTAAACTTGCAGAAGTTGCTACAAACGAACCAGAGATAGAAGCACCTGTAAGTGATCTAATTAATGTAGCATTAACACCTAATGAACCTGATATAACTGCTCCTGTTAATGATCTTATTAATGCAGCATTATCACCTAATGAACCTGAAACAGATGCTGCTGTAATACCCCCAAATGAGCCAGAAATGGAATCAGCATTAAGTGATCTTATAAAAGTAGCGTTAGGTCCTAAAGAGCCTGAGATTGACCCTGATATCTGTACTGATGAGGATAATAGTGTTTTAGCATTTAGATCATTTATAGAAGTTTCATGTGATGCGCTTGCAGCTGTTAAAGTTGCTATTGGAGTAGCAAAAGAAGCTGATTGTGCTAATCTTACCCAGTTACCTCCATGTGCATAATAAGCAGAACCGGTTGCATGTACGTGAGCAAACATACCATGCCAAGTAGTTGCATTTGGTAAATTATCAAATTCATCATAATGAAATCTAATTTTACTAGACTGACCAGATGCTTCGATTATGTTTTTAGTTGTATATTGACCTAGTACGTCTAAACTACCGGTAATAGTTTGAGAACCTGTTACTAGTAGGCTACCTGTTATTTGATGAGTATCGTTACTATCATCTCCAAATATAGTTGAACCTGATTCAAATATAGTAGATGAAGAAATTATTTCTGTATTGAATTGCTGGGCAGTAATATCTCCTGTTACTAAAAGAGAACCAGTTACTGATGCTACTCCTGTAGTTGATGAACCGCTGTAACCAATCCAAGTTGGTCTAGGGTCTATTTGTTTTTGTGCTCCAGAACTTTGCGAACTGAATAAGGAAAGTTGACCAGTAGTAATATCTACTGATGCGGAATTAATTAAATTCCTAAAGTTATCATCCACCTCTGATTGAGCTAGAGCTGAACCTTTTAATAATCTAAGAGTTATCTGAGACATAATTTTTTATTTACATATCTATTTTTACTACAAATGTCATTTCCGTACTATCAGACTTTGGTATAGGTTGACTAAATTTAGATACAGCTAATAATTCGTTTGCATCATTATAAAGTCCTACTGTTGTTATATAGGGCTGAAAATTACTTCCTGTTATATTACTGTGAAGCGTTCCTTCAGACCCAGTTACAGCTGATGGGTGTTGAGTAAAATTCAATTCATGATCTTTTACCTGACACCTAACATTATATGTATAAATAGGTTGAGTTGCTTTCCATCGCATATCTAAATCTTCTCTATAAAAGTCAGTCATGCTTTCCGAGGTAAACATAATCAATCCGTGAGGATAAATTATATCCCCAATTTTAAAACTACCTGTATCGGATAATACATTAGAAGCAGAAACTACAATATTGCCTTCTCCATCATCTATATACTCTATTCCATCACCATGTCTTAATAATTCAGCATCACTAGGTATAGTAATATAATCGTCATCACTATCCGGTACTCCATCTGCTCCATCTTCAACATATCCAGAAATAAAATATGAACCTGAGTATCCATCTATAGCTGAAGCTCCTGATTTATGTACTACAAACGAGTTTGGTTTAATACCTACTCCTGTATGTTTTCTTGGGATAGAAAATACATTAGCTTGATTAGGCAACTCTCTAAAACTTGATTTATAAGAACCTGTTGCTAAAGAAGACATTAAAAAATTATCAAATGATCCAGATTGTAGATTCTCTCCTGTTACTATAGATTGAGAAACAAAATTAGAATAATATAACTGATAGAGACTTTTATATCCTGTATACCTATTATATTTAGTACCTGAGTTACCTGTGAAGTTATGGAAGAAAGCAGGGTAGTAATCCCCAGAGCTAGATTCTACATAAAAGCCGTCTACTTCAAACTCTTCGAGTTGATCATCTCCTATAACATGGTAGGACTTATTTGCCTCGTACGATGTTACATATACATCTTGTTTGTTTAGCTTTTTGTAGGCTCCCATTCATTAAAAGTCAAGCTTTATACGGACCAAAGATTCTTTAGTAAAGTCTTTTAATAGAGGTCTCGATAGTTTAGCGGTTGCAAGTAAATCGTTATTATCGTTATATAGCCCTACTGATGTAGCGTATGATTGTGGATTATTAACCATTACGTTGTGCCTTAATTCTCCTGATCCTGTAACGTTAGAAGGATTAGATGAATAATTAAATTCAGCATTTCTAGCTCTTACAAATACAAAGTTAGAAGAAATAGTTTCTTCAGAATTAAGTTTAAATCCTCCTTCTGTAGCTCCTTTTTTGATAGCATCAAATAATTTTTCTGAACCGCTACCTTCAGTATTCATATTACGGAGAGTCCCTAAGTTTATTCCTCCATTAGAACCAGACGATGGACTATCAAGTGCTTTTCCATTTAGAAGTATAATACCGACATCTGGTAAGAAAAATCCATAAGAACCTGAAGTTTTAGAATGACCTGTTGCGTTTACTCCTGTGTATACATTTCCTAAACTACCAGATACTATATCAAACACTCTACCTGCATCATTAAAATTAGTAGTGGTAGCCACCTGACTGTTATCTGTTAATACTAAAAGTGGATTTGGATTATCCGTATCATCTGAACCTGATAATGTTAAACTAAGGGTACCAGGTAATAATTTTTCTTTATATCTAGCTCTATCTATTGATATTGCATAAAAATGTGAACCAGTTTCAGATCCAAATACGAAGTTACCTTCTTCATCTCCTAATACTAACGACC